CTTTTTTCCAAGGCGTTAAATTTTGTAAATTCGCCATGATTAATAAATAGTATAAAGTTTACTCCAGCTTGTCGGATGAGTTAAATCCCTGACTTTGGAATAACCTTTAAGTTCAAAAAATAAATCCCACTCCGCTTGTGTCTTAATATTTATATGCCCCCAGGCGATATCGTTATCTGTTTTCTTTGATGTCGAACTGAAAAAAACATATTTAGGCTGAATCTTAGCAAATAAAGAATCAAGTTCCTTATCTGTCGCACCGGCTAATAATCTCGCAAGTTCTAAATAGTCTCTGATCTCATACCTTTCAATCATAAACTGATAAGGCTCATACTGATTTTCAAAACCAACGAAATAAACATTGTCAGAATTATCCTTTAAAAAATTAATCTCAGCAACCCAATCCGTATAGTTATTGCGATAGCGTTCTGTAATATTTATGAAGCTATCATTTGATATTATCGGCTCAACTTTTAACCAGCCTTGTTTCCAACTATCATCAACAATACCAAAACTCTGCAAATGCAACTGAACTAAATGAGTTAAATGCAGATGATCATTGTTTCTAAATTTATCTAAGTCATAAATCGTACCAGATAATTCCCTGCCTTTTTTGACTTCATGGATATAGTCCTGAGATTGTAGCAATGGCAGAATCGTATTGTACAAATCATCCGGTAAATTTACATTGAAAATGCCTCCGCCTAATGCCTTAATCGTAGGCATAGCATAGATCACATCCCCAGTTGCGCCGCTATGATAAAAGTTATTCATTTGTCTATTTCTGATAATTTCCTTTTCGCCCAGGCAATTCCTTCATCCCCTCCCCAAGCTAACCACATTAAAGCGCCGCAATCTACTTTCGGATCGCCCTTGCTATTTTCTCTGTGCCTTTCAAAACTTGACATTCTGGCAATCGTTTCCCGGCTTATGTTTTCGCCTTTAGCAATCTGATTCGCCCTTGTCCATCCGACCAAAGTTCCGCATCCCCGATCATTTTCTTTTTTGATGTTCAACGCCCTTCGTGCATTTGCTTTCGCCGCCTCTGGATAGTCATTATAACTATCAACCATAGAAACCCTAATTGCCGCCCAAACTGATTGCGCTTTTTCCTCGGTTTCGAATATACAAGCACCGGATCCGATCCGATACTTTCCGTTATTACATTTTATTACTGGCATATAATTTATGATAAATAGCAAACCTTCTCTTATTTACTTCGTGCAGATTTAAATGAATATTGCAGTAATCGTAAAGATCATTGCCGTATTGTGTCCTTGCATCCTGATCAAAAGTTAATAACCGGATCCAGTTGTACCAATCCTTCTGCGAGTTCACATAACAGACTGGCAAATCTTTATACGGATGCACGTTGCTCACAATCGCTGGGTTCTTTTTTGATGCGGTTTCCAAAACTTTAAGATTGGATTTCATCATGTTAAATCTATTATCAACCAACGGAATCAGACTAATATCGGAATCGCAATAAGCTGCCATGTATTCGGTAACCTGATTGTAATTGTAGATTGTCGGATTCAATTTCAATCCATTTGTAAATGCTGAAATCATGCCATCCCAAATATGTTTTTCGCCTTCATTATAACCAGCAATCACAGTTCTAACCGGAAAGTTTATCCGCTTCATTGGGTTGCGCAGAATATTTAAATCCTTGCCATGTGTGCCGGATCCCGACCAGAATAAGCGCACCAGATCAGAAGGCTTTTTATCTAAAATAAATTGCTCCTCTCCAAAAGGAATTGCATTGGGTAATATCTCAACATTGGGATTCAGCTTTAATATTTCATCTGCTAATCGTTCATGGGTGCAAGTACACAGATCCGCAATCCTAATCCATTTTATAATCTGCTCAGTTACTTTATTGACTTTGTAACTTTCATAAAGAATATGCGTAGGATCTAAATGCCAATAGTCATCATTATCAACTACCAACTTAAATCCATGCTTTGCTCTCCAAGCATCCATCTGCTCTGGCGTAATATTCGCTAACATCCGATTCATAACCACGATGTCATAATTACCCTCGAATGTTTCATCACTTAGCGTATCGGTCATTAGGCAATAATCCTTTTGCATGTTTACAATCGGCATTATGATTCTGTGATAACCTACTCCGCTGGTTTTGCTTGTTATGGCCAGTATTCTCATTGCGCTTCAAACCATTTATAAAGTCTCATGATCATATCGTACTTACAATTCCCGCACCAAACGGAAAGCACAAAGTTAGGATCCATATACAATCTGTAAATATGCTCATACATTTGAAGTACCGGCAGATCTAAATTCCTGATATATCCGTTCTTTGCAGATTCATAATTGCTCTCGTTAGCAATTAGCCAGTCCCGATGCTCTTGTTTTATTTCCATAAACTCCACATTAATTTGGTAACAATCGGCGCAAAGAACCCAGCGATAAAAATAGTGCTGGTAATTTCTTGTATCAGTTCAGGTGCATAGTAATGTAATGGTGAAAGCCAGGCTGCCAGACAACTTCCACAATTGAAAGGCTTGAAATTAATTTTCCATCGAATGTGAAAGTTATGGATTTCCGTAAAAAATAGCGATGCACAGATTGCGGTTATAATTGATAAAATCATTTTTTAATATTCTTTTTAATCTCGGCTTTAGTCTTATTGATTGATCTGACAATCGACATATAAGGGATCCCCGTCTTTCGGCTTAATTCTTTCGCATTCTTTTTAAAATCTAAGGCGTATAATTTAAACAGTTCCCGATTATACCAATGAAGGTTCTGTAAATGTAATTCTATTTTTTGATATGATTCCTCTGGATCCGATTCAAAGGTTTGAACTTCGTGATCATTCTCCAAAAGTTCTGTATAGTTTCTGTAATTCTTAAAAAAATTGCTTCGGTCACTTTTAATCATGTTAAGCATAATTCGAACCATGTAATACTTTAGTTCGTTTCGCTGATACAAGCCTATTAACTTCTCCTCCTCCATTTCACATAGCACCAGAAACACTTCGGATTTTAAATCCGCTTGAAGTTCGACTGGCTGCATCTTTTCAAATGCCTCATTGACTGACTTTGATTGCCAAAACTCAGTTATGATCTTATTCCTGGACATTTATTTTTTTCACTGCTTAACCACTGCAAATGTATCTCCTTTAAAAACTCTTTATGCTCTTTTTTGTCTCCAAATTTCTCATGGCATTTCCTGCATACTGCCATCAAATTATAAATATTCTCTGGCTCTTTAGTTCCACCCATTCCCCTGCATTCAATATGATGTATATCTACTGCCTGATCTCCGCAGACCTCGCAGGGTATAAAATCAGATTCATCAAAACCAAAGTACCTTAAATATAATTTAGTATGCTTTTTCATTATTATTTCTATATTTGTCTTGCGAGGTTAGTGTAATGGTAACACATTAGGCGTCCAGCTTAAAGTCGGAGTTCGATTCTACCACCTCGCTCAAATTAATAACCTTGCAATCTTGCAGGGTTATTTTTTTTGGATAAGTTTTTGATAATGATTTGCATAAAGGTATTAATGATTTATCTAATACATAAATATATTTTTCTTTGCCTTTTGTAAAATATTCGGTTGCATTTTTATCAATTGATTTTGCATTTTGAAATGTATTTTGCTTATATTTTCCAATTGATAGCATTGAACGCTGGTGTGTTTTTTTACCATTTATGATATAACCAGTTTTTACATTTACATTACATTTTTCAATATAATACCAATTTGTAGCCTGGTAAATTATCCCAGTATGATTTTGGTCTATATCTGCAAATGAAATAATTAATTTCACTACTGGATTATGTTTTTTAAATAATTTTAAACTAATTGACATTGCTTTTGATGTGCTTTCTTGTTTTCCATTTAAAGCCATTCTAACAAGTTCTATAACTTCTCCTTTATTTAAATTAAATTGTTTATTTATTGTAGGACTTGCACCAGTACCATATAAAATTACGCCGCACCATTGATTTTTATCATTAAAAACAGAATAACCAAATGTATTTACTGGTATAGATTTTGCATAATGAAAATTTAAACAAGCATATTTAATAGCTTTATTAGATGCAATTTCTAATCTCATAATTCTCCGGCTGATACTGAAAAGTAAGCTCCTTCATATTTTCTATCTAATAACTCTTGTATATCTATTTCAGCTTTTTGCAATTGTTCTGGACTTTTAAATGTTATTTTTAAAGTAGCAGGTTTATTTTTTTCATCTCCTATTAAATCATCTCCGATTGGTTCTGTATCAAAGTTAGGAACATCCAAACCCCACTCATCTAATTTGTCCGCATCCCATTCATTAGCCAACTGATCCCAGTCCCATTCTCCAAAGCCTACGTTATCCTTTATCAAAAACTCATCTTTTTGCTCTTGTGTCCAGTCATCAGCTAAAACAATAGGGAGTTCCTTTAAACCAACCTCAATAGATGCTTTCAATCGCATATTGCCACCCAAGACAACATACTTTTTATCAACATCGGTAAAGCATACCAGCGGTCGCTTTTCTAACATTTCCGGAAACTCTCTGATTGACTGGACTAACTTTCTGAATTTGTCATCCTTTATAACTCTTGGGTTCTTTGAGTTAGCTTTTATTTCTGAAATTTTGACTTTCATATAATAATTTTTAGTAAAGGTATTAAATTTCTATAATATCAAACCCATAGATTGCTTTGATTAATTTTTTCTTTAGTCGGTAAACTGGTAATTTCTTTGTCATTTCTGATTTTACATCAATAACATCCAAAACTTTACCTTCTTTAAAAGTAACAAAATCAGCTTTATAGAAACCAATCTTAATTCCATTAACTGTCAAGTCATACTTGACTTGCATCTGAAAACTATCTATTAATCCAGCTTTCTGCTTCAGCTTCAGGATCCCGTAGTAAGCCGCCTCCTTTTTAGAATCAAAGGTTATTCCGTTAATTACTGTTTTTATGTTATTATACTTGTTTTTCATAAAATCGGTACAATATTTTTAATAATCGCTCTCATCACGTTCACAGTTATTGAATTACCGGCTTGTTTATATGTTTGACTATCTGAGCAAGGCTTGATAAATGAATCGGGATAACCTTGGAGGCGCATACATTCTAATGGAGTGAGGCGGCGGATGCGGTGGTTTAAAACTGTTTTTGGCTCTTGATTCCCACCTCCCATCGCAGTAACAGTTGGCGAGATTCCATCAGGACTATAATATCTTCTAATTGATTCGTGCATTTTATCCCACTTGCCCCCTTCCAATGATCCCATCATCATTAATTCTGCAGCTGCATTAACCACCACCCCCTGATTACAAGCAGTATCTAAAGTATTTGCAATCTGATCACCTACCATGCCTCTGTGTGTTTCTGAATTAGGATTTGATAGATTAATACTATCGCCCTCTTTTGCTATGGCATAGCCTTGCTTGGTAGCTTCTTTTACTACTATTTTAGTGCCTTTCCCATGCATATCACGAACACAAGGAGCAATGCCATCCTTATCATAAACATTATGGCCTTCGTGACCATTTCCTAAATTTCCTAAAACTTTTATTCCTGCTTCTACTATTAAATTATCCTTTTGAACGCTTGTAATTGTATTGGTTATCCCTTGCGAATTAGGTTCTAATCTTTGTTCCATTGGCGAACCAGTTGTTCTATCTGATGGGTTCTCTGGGTTTCTCCCTCGCATAGCTACGCAGTATGGTTCTTGAAAATAACCCGATGCATAACCATGCGGCCCAGCGCAAATTGTCGGAGATATTCCTTTAGTATCGTAAACCGCACCCGCTTGTGATCTTTCTGTTGTACTTGTTTGACCAATTTTTATAATAGATTCGTTGATATAGTTATCGGTGTTTCTTGAACCAGCTTTTGTAGATATCGTACTTGCAACACCATTTACATTAGTAGGATTAAATTTAAATCCATTCCCTCTATCTTCATGCCTTTCTTTATGTTTTAAAAACCCATCTATCATTTTCTCACTCAAATAATATTTCTCATCCACTTCTGGCTCTAAAATATCCTTTAGCCTTTTTGTCAATCGTTCACCAATTGGAAAATGGAACGTATTCGGTAAGTCATTCCTAACCCCAACAAGAAAAACTCTTTCCCGGTTTTGTGGTACTCCAAAATCTTTAGAGTTTAATACTTTAAAATGCAGATTGTAAAGCAAACTATCCTCGTGATTAAACATATTAATGTGAGTATTCATTGACCTACCCAGTAAAGCGCACCAATTCTGGAAAGTGATTCCGTTATTATCAGATAGTAATCCTTTTACGTTTTCAATGATAAATACTTTAGGTTGCTGATTTTTAACGTATCTGTAAAAGTCATAGAATAACAACCCACGTTTATCCATTTCCCCTAATCGTTTACCAGCAAGACTGAACGCCTGGCATGGGATCCCACCAATAAACAAGTCCGAATACTGTTCCGGCTTATCCCATTCTTCAGCGGTCAAATCGGTGTACATTTGATTAGGTGTAAAATTTGCTAAATAGGTCTGCCTTGCATATTTATCAATCTCACAAGCAAAAGCGATTTCATGCGGAATATCCAATTCTTTTAAGGCTTGTTCTGGACTTCCAATTCCAGAACATACTGTAGCTATTTTCATTCCCATTCTTTATAATTGGTTAATAATTTAGTTAGTTTTTCATTCTCTAATTCCATTTGTAGCATCCGGGCATTATTCTTTCTGACTATCATCCGCATCTGTTCAAGCTGCTCAGATAAAGTAAAAAAATGATCATAAATCTGCTTTAATTTATTATTGCGATCTATAACCTCATGAATCTTGTCATTCAAACCGTTTTTTATGCGATATGAGAAGACATCTCCTTCAAGGTGGCAGATTATACCAGCCATAGATAATAATGCCTCAGAAGTCTTTATTTTGTCTGCGAAGTATAAAGCATAAGCCTCAGCCTCTAACTCCAGTTGTAAGTTACTTTTCAAATGCGTAAAGTTTAGGGAATTGATAATACCTATTCCGTTTCCAATCAAAATATAATTTAATCTCGCCTTTCATTGCAACGCCCTTCGGCTTTGCTTTTTCAACCTTAACCAAAACAATATTATCCTCATAAGGTTGTCCGTTCTGATCATTCATTCCTTGCGGAGGTCGCCACATATTAATCCAAGTCATCGCCTTTCTTAATAATGCCTGACCTCCAGCTGCTTCCCTTGCCATCGGCATCCCATAATAGGAATTTCCTTTATCATCTTTCTGAATCTGTTGTTGCGCCGGATGCAAGGATATAATCCAATGCTTTTGAAATTTCTTGCAATATCTCCTGACTTCGCCGATAATATCCTCAATGTACAAATCCTGCCTTCCATTGTAACTGCTCATTTCATGCCTAAGTTCATTGTACGGATCCGTTATGATTAATTTTTCATTAGTTACCAGCGACATGATCTCTGGAATAGAATAGCTTTTATCATCTGAATCCACCACATTAAACATTTCATCAATGTAATTAATCGCCTGGTAATACTCCCGATCCTCAACTGATCCCGGAATAGCCTTGTAAAAAGGTCTGCCAGTAAACTTATGAATAAATTCAGCATAAATATCCTCTACTGATCCAGTCTCTGGCGAATAGATTAAAGATTTCTTTCCGTATTTATGGGCCTGATTAAATGCCAACTCAAAAGCAAACTCAGACTTTCCATGATGTGGCGCTGCTAAAATAAAAGTAAATGATCCTTGCTTGATCGTATATAAATTATCAAGATCAGTAAACCCGGTCAATTCTCCTTTAGGATTTCCAGTATTTCGCATCAGTTCTAAACTATCAGCGATGTCTTTAAATTTCCGTATCAATTTAGTAGCCTGGTTAAGTGAGCAGGTAATTGCTCATTTTTTATCTTATTCTCCTCTTTAAACCAAACGCCTTGCATTTTTTGTTTCCAATTCTTAACCTGATTGTTCCGACTATCCTTCCAATTGTTTTCCTGATAATAATGAAAAGCCTTTACCGCAGAATCTCTGGTATAGCCATTATCTTTAAAATATAATTCAACCTCAGGCAAAGTGGGTATGTATATTCTTTTCTTATCTACTCTTATCTTATCTGCATCGTTTTGCATAGCATTTGCAGAGATTTGCTTTGCACTTGTATGCTTTTGCTCTGCATTTGCATAGACTTGCACATCAGTTTTCTGGTTATAAAACTTATCCCATTTAGCTTTAGCTGCAATACTTCTGCCTTTACTAACTTCCAAAATATCAACCAGCTGATTATCTAAAAACTTAATTTTTATTTTTTCGCCTTCCAATAATATTATCCTTCGAGTCAATAAATTAGTCAGATGTTCCTTTTCAATCTCCAGTTCTGCATCCTCATAACTCATTATACATTCCTTGTTCCAATACTGGCAACAAAGCCAAATAAATCTCGCT